AACGGTCCTACTGGACTGATCTTTGCAATGCGTTCCCGCTACACCAATCAGAGCGGAACCGAAGCACTCTTCAACGAGCCAGATTCTGCATTCTCCGGAATCGGAACTGATCAATCAAGTGGTGATCCATATGTATCTGGTTCTGACGGTACATCCGTTGGTTTCGGAACCACTTCACAGTCAGGTTCAAACCCAGGTCTCCTAAGCCCATCTAGCGATGCTGTTCAGGCAGCATACAATGTTGGTCGCGGTATGAATACCGAGACTGCTGAAGCACTTGGCGAAACTGGTAATGACTTCAACGAGATGGCTTTCTCGATCGAGAAGGTCACCGTTACCGCTAAGTCAAGAGCTCTGAAAGCAGAATACAGTCTTGAGCTTGCTCAGGATCTTCGCGCCATCCATGGTCTGAATGCTGAAGCGGAACTCGCAAACATTCTCTCAACTGAGATTCTTGCCGAGATCAACCGCGAAGTCATCAGAACCATCTATAAGGCTGCTAAGACTGGTGCTCAGGCAAACGTTGCTACTGCTGGTAAGTTTGACCTCGACGTTGACTCCAACGGTCGTTGGTCGGTTGAGAAGTTCAAGGGTCTAATCTTCCAGATTGAGCGTGACGCTAACGCGATTGCTCAAGAGACTCGTAGAGGGAAGGGCAACATGATCCTCTGCTCTGCAGACGTTGCTTCCGCTCTCACGATGGCTGGTGTTCTTGATTACACCCCAGCACTCAACGCTAACCTCAACGTTGATGATACTGGTAACACCTTCGCTGGTGTTCTTCAAGGTAAGTATCGTGTTTATATCGATCCTTATTCTGCAAACGTCAACCAGTCTTCACAGTACTACGTTGTCGGTTATAAGGGTTCTTCACCTTATGACGCTGGTCTCTTCTATTGCCCATACGTTCCTCTCCAAATGGTTCGTGCCGTTGGTGAGAACACCTTCCAGCCAAAAATCGGATTTAAGACCCGTTATGGTCTTGTTTCCAACCCATTCGCTGAAGGAACCGACCAGGGTCTTGGTCGTATCACTGCTAATAGCAACCGCTATTACAGAAGAGTACAAGTTCTCAACCTCATGTGATCTCAATTCACAAGGTTATATCAGAGGGTCTTCGGACCCTCTTTTTTTATCTAAATAAAAATAAAAATGGCGATTGCAAATCAGATAGCAAATAGAAATTTTCTATCTCCTATAGGATTTAAATTTACTATAGCAAAAGATAATAAGATAGATTTTTTCTCAAACAGTGCTAGAATTCCTGGTATCACTTTAGGAACGGCATTACAACCAACGCCATTAAAAATGTTGGATGTTCCTGGAGACATCTTGCAATATGAAGATTTTACTTTGGATTTTTTAGTTGATGAAAATCTAGAAAATTATATGCTTATTCATGATTGGCTAACTGGTCTTGGATTTCCAGAAAAACAGACTCAGTTCGATGCTCTGATCAGAAATGAAGATAATTTAGAAGACAGAAAGTTACAGTACAGTGATGGTACTCTTTCTATTTTAAATAGCAATTACCGCGAAATCGCCACAGTCAAGTTTAGGGACCTTTTCCCAACATCCTTGACTTCACTTGATTTTACTGCTACTGATACGGATATCAACTACTTTACAGCACAGGTCAACTTCAAGTATACTATCTACGATATCACCAGAACTACATCATAAAATGAATTTGGATCAAATTCAGGAAATGTGGCAAAAAGACTCCATTATTGATCCTGATAACCTACATGAGGAATCTTTAAAAATTCCACAATTACATTCAAAATATTATACAGTTTACAATACAATTATTCTTCTCAGAGAAAGAGCGAGAGATAGTTTTAACAAGGTTAAACTTGAAAGATATAACTACTACACCGGAAAGGCACCTGCAGAGGTTTATGAGGAAGAACCCTTCCCATACAAGGTAAGAGACAAAGAGGCGTTACAGAGGCATATGGACGCCGATGAGAAGCTCAGTAAAATCGAACTCAAAGTAAGATATTATGATGTTACTTTAAAGTTTCTTGAGGAAGTCATTAAAAATATTTCTAATAGAACTTTTCAAATTAAAAATGCTATTGAGTGGAACAAGTTTCAAGCAGGTTTTGGATAAATAAAAATAAAACTTGTAAAGATGAAACCTACGCCTAAGCAGACTCAGGAAGCAATCAAAAATTATGAAAAGGTTGTAGAGCACCTAATTTCAGAAAATTATGCAGATGATAAAGAATCTGCAGACAATATCATCAGAGGCATGAGCGAAGAGTGGTTTAACATCATCATCAACGACTGAATAAATAACAGTAACTGATTTTGATATGAATGTCTCACTTGATAATATCAAAAAAGAATGAGGTATATCTTCAGGTAAAAGCAGAACCACATGTCTACTACGAGTTAGCAGACCAATTTACCTTTGATGTACCAGGAGCAAAATTTATGCCCCAGTACCGTAACAAGTACTGGGACGGAAAAATTCGTTTGTTTAATACTCAGACTGGCGAGATATATGTCGGATTATTAGACAAACTCACGAGGTTTTGTGATAACCATGAATATACCTACGAGTTTGTAAATAATAAATTCTATGGTCTTCCTTTCGAATCAAACGACATGATTTCAAAGGAAGGTGTGAAAGATTATATGAATTCTATTTGCAAGTACGCTCCACGCGATTACCAAGTAGAGGGAGTATACGACGCCCTAAAACATAATAGAAAGTTGTTGATATCCCCAACTGCTTCTGGAAAGTCGTTGATGATATATTCTCTTGTGAGATATTACGTTGAGAAGCAACAAAATATTCTGATAGTCGTTCCGACGACTTCCCTAGTAGAACAGATGTATAAAGACTTTGCAGATTATGGGTGGGATGTTGGTTCATTTTGCCACAAGATCTATGCGGGAAAGGAAAGAGAGACAGATTCTCAAGTGATAATCACCACCTGGCAGTCCATCTACAAACTTCCCCGCAAATACTTTTCAAGATTTAATGTGGTCGTTGGAGATGAAGCACACCAGTTCAAATCTAAGTCACTAATATCTATAATGTCAAAACTTTCAGATGCAAAATACAGATTTGGTTTTACAGGCACTCTTGATGGAACTCAAACTCATAAGTGGGTATTGGAGGGCTTATTCGGTCCCTCCTACAAAATCATCAGAACAGAAGAACTGATGCAAAAAGGGCACGTTGCTAAATTAGATATTAACGTGCTTCTATTAAAACACCCTCCACATAAGTTTGAAAACTTTGAGGAAGAAGTTCAGTACATTATTAACCATGATAGACGAAACAAGTTTATACGTAACCTTGCCCTTGATCTTAAAGGCAATACGCTCATATTATTCTCCCGCGTTGAAGGACACGGGCAACCACTTTACGATTTAATAAATAAGAATATCAATGACGATCGTCATGTATTCTTTGTCCATGGTGGTGTAGCCACTGAAGATAGAGAAATGGTAAGAGAAATTACTGAAAGAGAAAACAGTGCTATTATTGTAGCATCATATGGAACTTTTAGCACAGGAATTAACATTAAAAATCTTCATAATGTAATTTTTGCTTCACCATCAAAATCAAGAATTAGAAACCTACAATCAATTGGAAGAGTATTAAGAAAGGGCAATAATAAAACAAAAGCAACCCTTTATGATATTGCTGATGATATAAGTTATAAGTCAAGAAAAAATTATACTCTTAATCATTTAATAGAAAGAATAAAAGTATATAACGAAGAAAACTTTAATTATGATATTGTAAACATACCGCTTAAAAAATAATGGGAGAAGAATTTTATAGTTCAATAAAATTAGTAACTGGTGAAGAAATATTTTCTTTAATCTCTATTGATGAAAATGATGGAGATCCAATCATCCTACTACAAAATCCAGTTATTATAAAAACTATTAATACAATAAATGGATCTCTTGTAAAGGTAAAACCTTGGATGGAAATTCCTACCGATGATCTTTTTATAATTAAATCTGATAAAGTAGTTACAATGACTGAAGTTAGTGATTCTTCAGTTATCGAAATCTATACAAGATACATAGAAGATTGTGAAGAAGAGACTGAAAACTTTGGTGATAATAATAGATCAAAAATAACAGATAAGATGGGATATGTGTCTTCAGTAGAAGATGCTCGTAAAAATCTTGAAAAGATCTTTAAAGATCTTAAAGAAAGCTAAGTCCTTCTCTTCAACCCTAACAAAGGTATTCTACTCATATTTTTGAATGTTGTCAAGTCCTTTTAATGTGCTATAATTAACATA